TCAATCCCATAGCTGAATAGTCGGGAGGGTGGGGGGCGTGATGGTCGAGCGATCCGGCAGCACCACGGGCGTGCCGTGGGGCAGGATCGGGCCGAGCGCGGCGAGGCCGCGATTGAGTTCGTAGACGGTTTCCACCACGCCCGTGGTGGCGCCGAGTTCCCGCCAACAGAGTGCGTCGAGCGTGTCGCTCTGGTGCGCGTAGACCGTGCGCATCAGATCAACTCGATCACGTTGCGCGGCTGGCCGAGAATGTCGGCCACGGCCCACCGTGCATTGCGACGAAAGTCATCGGCGGCGTTGCGTTCGCCTTCGGCGCGATAATCGCCGGGGCGGGTGTTGTCCCAGTCGCGCGCTTTCTCGGCCAGATCCGCTTGTACGGTGCTGGCGACCGCGCGCAGGTAGCGGTGGACCAGTTGGCTCGCTCCGGCGACGGTTTCGCCGATGTCTTTGGCTGAGTCCCAGCCTGCGCCGATCTTCTGTGCGCGATAGCTTTTCAGTTGGCCGTTGATATCAATCACGGCTTCAATCGCAGAGCTACGCAGCCGTGACGCGGTGATGTTGCCGGTCAGGCGCGTGGAGGCGCGTAGCTCGTTTAAATCGATGTCCGGCCAGAAGCCGTCATTCGTGATCGGTGCGCCGTCGTCCGCCGGTGGTGTGGCTGCTGCGCCACCGTTGGCTATAAGTCCGCCCATAGGTTCCTCGATAGATAGAACGGCGGTGGACGGGTGATTCACAGATCGCCTTGCGGCGTTGATCCTCACCCGTGCCGCCGTGGCGCCAGGGGTGGCTAGGTGACCGCCGGGGGCGGTGTGGGGTGGCCGGTGTCATCACCGGTGAATGCGTGGCGAAGCTGCCGTTCGAGCTTTTCGATATCTTTCTTGGCGCCTACCTTGTCGTGCAATTCCACCGCACGGCGCAGGTGATCCAAGGCTTGCGCCGGTTCGGACTCCATCAGCTGCCGACCGATGGCAAACAAAAGCTTCGCGCGCACTTGGTCGGGCATGTCATGGGCTTGTGTGAGGTCGAAGACCTCGCGCAGCACGGCTACATCGAAGGGCTTTTTCGCATCAAAGGCTTTGAGCGCTTGCACTGCCGGTTCTTCGGCAATCAGCGTGGCCGGGGTGCGCTGGAACCGATCCGGTAGGGACAGGTTGTGTTCCAGCACGTAACGCGCGATCTGCGTCGCGCCGACGAAGTCGCCGACATCGATACGCCAGCACATGACGAACGCGAGCACGTCATCCTGCACGCCTTGGCCGGAGGCGAGGACGCCCTCGACATAATCGACGTAATCGTCCAGCACCTCGGCTTTGACCGCGATCTTGCGTTCGATGGATTGCACGGTTTTGAGTCGGCGCCGGTCAGTGTCGAGCTTGGCGCGCATCAAGGCGTGGGCGCGCGAGGTCGAGCTAGTGACGGTGGAGCCGGGCGACGCTTGCGCGGTCGCCCGTTCCGCCTGCACACGCATCAGGTGTTGTTGTGCGGGTGAGGCCATCGGATTAGCCCCCCGCCGGAGGCTTCGTCAACCAATTGCCCAAGACGATATTTTCAATCAGCACCGCACCGGCGAGGTGTTCCACGACATAGGCGTCATTGCTCGACTGATAGTCCGCGATGCGGTCATAGTCGGGTTCGTCACGGATATAACGACGACGCCCGCCGATCTGGTAATAGATGGAGAGATTGTCCGGGCGGGTAATCAGGATCTTGTCGCCAGGGAAATAGGGCAGGCTGAGACCGGACAGGCCGCCAATAGCCTTCTGACTCACGAGCGTCTGTGTCGCCAGTTCATCGGTGGCACGCTGTTGCTGATTGATCTGCGGGAAATACTTCTCATGCATGAGCTTGCGGCCCAGGTGCACGCGCAGGCCGTTGTCTTCCTGATACCAGGGGGCCAAAAGGAGGATGGCGTCATAGACCATGGCATCGAGGTTTTCATAGTGACCGCCGGGGCCAACACGTACTTCTTTGGCGCCTAGCTTGCCCTCGGTCATCACCTGCGCAGGGGCTTGCTCGCGCAGGATTTGCAGCCATCCCTTGTTGACGTCTTGCAACAGTTGGTTGTTCGCGAAGTCGGTGTCCTCCGCTACGCTGGTGCCGTTCCAGCCGATCATCAGACGGTCGAGGCCTTGCTGCTTCATCAGCATGCCGCTCACTTTCGTCTGAAAGTCCGGGAATTTGGCCCAGGCATCAATCTTGTTGTACGGCAAGGACGTATCGAAGTTCGTCTTATTGCAGACGTAATCCTGTGCATCGATGTCGGTCAAATCGCGCGGCTGACGACGCTTATCCTTGCGCGTGTCGGTGCGGCTTGCCGATGGGCCGGAGATGCCCAGGTGCAGCTTTTCACCGGATTTCTCGGTGACGCCTTCGACATTGATCCATTGCAGATACTCGGCGGTCTCCTGAATGCGGTTCTCCATCTTCTGCTGTATCGATGGCTGCACATTGAATTTCTTGGATGCGCTCGGTACACCGTTGACCTTCGCAATCTGCGCGGACAGAGCATTAAATTTGAGGCGGGTTTCGTTCTGCATGGGTTCCCTCGGGGAGTGTGATGCGGTCGGCGGGTGGCTTAGAAATCGGTCAACATCTCGGGCTGGCCGGTCGCGAGAGGGCGTGTCTGGCCGGGGGCTTGCGTGGTGTTGAACTGGGTTTCAAGCGCCTGCAACCGGCTTTTCAGTTGGGCCATGGAGGCATCGACGTGCTGCAACTGCTCGGCGGATTGCGTGCTTTGCGTCTGGCCGTGTTCGGCGATTTCGGCGAGGGCGGTAGCGATGTCGTTGAAGCGCGCATCGTCGGTTTTGTTCTGCTTGGCAAAAATGGCGCGCACTTTGTCGAGGATCGACGGCGAGGTATCCGCGTCGATGAATTCAATGTCGGTTTCCATCGCGACGGTGAAATAGTTGGTGGGCTGTTGCTTGCGTCCCGTGAGTGGGCTTGCGTTGGGATTCTGCGCCGTAAAGGCCAGCATCTCGGTGCCCAAACTGGCCGGGGAATCGGTGACAGCCAGGCCGACCAGGTAGGCCTCTTTCGTGTCGGCAAAATCCTCGTTGACTTCGATGCTGGTAAAGACTTTCTGATAGCCCTTGGTGAGCTTGATAAGGTCGTTGGAGGGTGAGATGGTCGCGAACAGTTCAAGCTTTTTGCTGCCGTTTTCCTCGCTGCTCAACGTGTCCACAAAGCCGTAATTCTTGAACGGGCTGTCGGGTAGTGCGCTGCGGATGTGTTCGATGTTGATACCCGCGCGGTATTTCGCCGGGTCATAGTTCGCGGCCATCTGTTCAATCCACGAACGTTCGATCACGCGACCGTCAACGGTCGCGCCTTCGGTCGCGATACGGAATCGTTTGGACGTCTTCGCCATGCGGTTACCTCGATGCTGTGTGTGAGGTCGCCAGCATCGGGACCGCAGGCACATGCAGCAACGCGCGGCAGTTCTGTAAGCCTCGTTACAGAACGAGTAGGGCGAGAGTGCAGCGCAGTGCATCTCTACGCTGTCGGCCATGTTGCCCTTACCGACGCTTGACCCTCGCCGCATCGCTCGCAGTCTCTATTTCCAGGGCTGGTCGATTACGGGCATTGCCGACTACATCGGGCAGGCCCGCTCGACCGTGGAGGCGTGGAAACAGCGCGACGGCTGGGCGTCGATGGCGCCGATTGATCGGGTGGACCATCAGCTCGAAGCACGCATGTGCCAGCTGCTGATGAAAGAGGACAAGTCCGGCAAGGACTTTAAAGAGATCGACATCATTGGGCGGCAGCTGGAACGCATCGCCCGCATCCGCCGTTATGAGGCGCCGGGCGGTCATGAGGGGGATCTCAACCCGAACATTGCCGCACGCAATGCGAAGCCGAAGAAAAAATTGCTGCGCAACGAGTACAGCCCGGAGCAAGCGAAGCGCCTGAACGAGGCGTTTCTTGATTCGCTGTTTGGCTATCAGCATCAATGGCGTGAGGCGGGGCTGACCCAGCGCATCCGCAACATTCTCAAGTCGCGCCAGATTGGCGCCACGTGGTATTTCGCCCGTGAAGCACTCGCCGATGCGATGGAGACCGGGCGCAATCAGATCTTCTTGTCGGCGAGTCGTGCGCAGGCGGATGTGTTCCGGCAGTACCTGACGCAATTCGCGAAAGATGCCGCCGACATCGAGTTACGCGGCGATCCGATCATCTTGCCGAACAACGCTACGCTGTACTTTCTCGGGACCAGTGCGCGCACGGCACAGAGCTACCACGGCAATCTGTATTTCGATGAATATTTTTGGGTCCATAGCTTCCAGGCGCTGCGCAAGGTCGCCTCGGGCATGGCGATCCACAAGCAGTGGCGCCAGACGTATTTTTCGACTCCTTCGGCCCTCAGTCACGACGCTTACCCGTTCTGGTCGGGCTCGCTGTTCAACAAGGGGCGGGCGAAAAAAGATCGTCTTGATATCGACATTTCCCATGCGGCTCTCGTTAACGGCTTGCTGTGCGCCGATGACCAATGGCGCCAGATCGTTACCGTGTTGGATGCGCTGGCCGGTGGTTGCGACCTGTTCGACCTTGACCGCTTGCGCCGTGAGTACAGCGACGACGAATTCCGTCAGTTGCTCATGTGCGAATTTATCGATGACGGCGCCTCGGTGTTTCCGTTTGCCCTGGTCAAACGCTGCATGGTCGATAGCTGGGATATCTGGGATGACGTGCGCTTCGATGCGCCGCGCCCGCTCGGCGATGCGCGGGTCTCGATTGGCTTCGATCCGTCCAAGGGCGTGAGCGGCGGCGACCCCTCCGGTTGCACGGTCAACGCGCTGCCGTCAGGCCAGCGCGACGCCTTTCGCGTGGTGGAGAAACACCAGTGGCCGGGCCAGGACTTCGCCGCGCAAGCCGGGTCGATTAAGGGGCTTTGCGACCGCTACCACGTGGCCGATATCGGTATCGACGTCACCGGCATGGGTACGGGTGTGTATCAGCTGGTCAAACAGTTCTTTCCCGGCGCGCGTGCCATCCAGTATTCGCCCGAAGTGAAAAGCCGCATGGTCATGAAAGCGCACGATGTGATGACCAAAGGGCGCCTCGAATTCGATGCCGGCTGGACCGACCTCGCCGCCGCGTTTATGGCGATCCGCAAGACCGTCACCGCGAGTGGTCGACACATCACCTACGACGCCAGCCGCTCCGCCGATGTCGGTCATGCCGATCTTGCATGGTCCGTCATGCATTCCACTCTTTACGAACCGCTGGAAGGTCGCGAGGCCTACGGTGCCAACATCATGGAGTTTAGTTAATGAGCCGACGCCCACAGGCCACGCGCGCGACATGCGAGCTAGCCACGCACGAACTGACCACGGCGGCGAGCGGAGGCGGGCGCATGGAGGCGTTCACCTTCGGTGACCCGGAACCTATCGACCGCGCGTCACTGTTGGACTACACGCATGTATGGAGCAATGGTCAATGGTATGAACCGCCGGTCAGTCAGCAAGGCTTGGCGAACATGATGCGCATTGCGCCGCATCACTCGTCGGCGCTCTACGTCAAGCGCAACTTGTTGGTGTCCGCCTTTGAGGCGACGCCCTATCTGTCGGTGGAGGAATTCGAGGGGCTGGCGTTGGATTATCTGACGTTCGGGAATGGCTACCTTGAACCGATCAAGGCCATGTCGGGGCGACTGTTGCGTCTACGCCGCTCGCCTGCGTTGTTTACGCGCCGGGGCGTCACGGAGGGTCAATTCTGGCTTGTGCCGTATGACGGTGTGCCGCACGAATTTGCACCCAACGGCATGGTGCATGTGATTGCTACGGACGTCAGCCAGGAAGTCTACGGCGTGCCGGAATACATGAGTGCCTTGCACTCGGCGCAGCTCAATCGCTCGGCCACGATGTTTCGGCGCAAGTATTACGACAACGGATCGCACGCGGGTTTCATTCTCTACATGACCGACCCGGCGCAAAATGTGGAGGATGTGAACGCTATGCGTGAAGCGTTGAAGAACGCCAAGGGTCCGGGCAATTTTCGCAACCTGTTCATGTACGCGCCGAACGGCAAGAAAGACGGTATCCAGCTGATACCCGTTAGCGAGGTGGCTGCGAAAGATGACTTCACCGCGATCAAGAACACCAGCCGGGATGACATCCTCGCCGCGCACCGCGTGCCGCCGCAGTTGTTGGGCATGATCCCGGTGAATGCCGGTGGCTTTGGTGATGTGGGGAAAGCGAGTGAGGTTTTCGAGCGCAACGAAATTGGGCCGCTCAAGGTGCGCTTGCTGGGCATCAATGAGCGGCTGGGTGTCGAGGCAATTCGGTTCACCAATAAATGAAGGGACGCCATTTATTGGTGATACTCACGTCACTCGTCATTTCTACTCAACGGGT